CCCGAATGCCAGCATGGGCAGCCTTACACGCTGCAAATACTGTGATTGGATCCATTATTTGTGCGTCAAAATAAACGTGAATATAGTGCCAACACAGCTGACAATGACCACGCCAGCACTGGTGATCATAATCTGCTCGATTCGCTTGAGCCTAGCATTGATCTGCTCATACCTCAAGGCACAAACCGCTTCGTGAGAATTCAGTCTTGCCTCAGTATCATCCATGCCCAAATCCCTCCAAATATGCTGAATTTTAGAGCAATTCTAGACTTTTGATAACCTCATTGGAATGGATGAATGCGTCTTTTTGGTAAACCTGATCCTCCCACCAGAGAAATTGATCTTTGGCCAAATTGGCTCGATCATTCAATAAATTGATATTTTCTGGGTGGCCAAAGATCAATGGGTCTGAAACCGACCATAAAACAATGCCAGGCTTACCTTCCAGCCAAGCCAAGTGCTGAAAAAATGAATCACAAGCAATCCACGTTCTGCATTGTTTGAGCAATTTGCTCAATTCGGCCATGGGCAGATTTGGCCTAAAATCCTCGACCAATGGCTGCTCGCCCTCGATGCCGATCTGGATGATTGGCTCTTTGATCTGGGCAATCAATTCTGGCCAATATGGGTAATTTTTGGGATTGGGTTTCCCATTCATCAGTTTTTTGGAATAAGGGGAAATGATGATCATAAATACAATTTCCTGAATGCTGCCTCGAGTGGCTGATTCCATTTCCACTGGGCCATTTTGAGATAGATATTCCACTGATCGATATTGCCAAATAGGCTTTGTGCAGCTGCAATCGATTCGCCTGGTATCACCTCAGGGTAGCAGCTGAACACCACTGGATTTTTGATATCTGGCAGCACTTTCCTAAAAACCAAATGATCGCCAAGTCCACAATTGAGCACCACAATGGTCTTGTCCTTATACTTAAGGAAATTCTGGAATATCTGCTCGTCATGGGCATACATCGATGCATCAGTCTCTGATCTGATCCCACCAGTTGGATTCTTCAAATGCCAAGTGATGGCATCGGGAATGACAAATAATCCAAATCCTTTTTTGTGCAGTCCATAAGTAAATAATGTTTCCTCTCGATGGGCCACTCTAGACAATCCCAAATTGTAGTCATGCACTCCAGCTCGATACAAGAATGAGCAATGCAAATGCTCGACTTGCTGCCGTCTGTTGATGATTCGCCATTGTGGGTTTGGCTCGCTGTTTATATTTTCAATTTTGCCAGTTGGACTGGTATCTTGATAAAGCAATGGTGGAGTGAGTATTGAGCCACCGACTGCACCAGCATTGCTGAAAATGGCAAAACTGAGCAATGACCTCAAAACATCAGACTCTGGTATGGCATCATCATCCATTCGCCAAACCCATTTATACCCCATGGTGTTGGCAGCCTGGTGGTTGTAATGGGTGCCCTTTTTGGCAGCAAATAGCCACTCCCATTTGATGCCTTTAATGTCCATCATTTGGAATAAATTTCGGTAGATCAGCTCATTCCTGACATCCCTTGGATTGTCATTATCATCAAAGATGACCACTTTGTCTGGCCGTTTGGTCTGATTGATGATAGCAGCCAATGCCAATGGTAATGTGGTGTCGTATCGGCCTCTGGTGCCAATGCTGCAAAGTACACTATCCACGATCAAACCTCGCAATCATTAAATTGAAGTGATTGTCTTGGCTGATGGCCACTGGCAAATCAGATATGCGACCATGCTGATCAATGTAGTTGAATTCAAAGCCACGGAAATTGGTTTCATTGAGGCCATGCAATTTGTGATGTTCGCCCCAAAAGCCTGGTGGCTCATTCCATGGCACTGTGATGAGCAATCGCTTGGTATGCTGCTTTAATCGCTCCACCAGCTCGAGTCCATTGTCCAAATGCTCGATCACCTCAAATGCAATGATGGTATCGAATTTGGCCAATTCCATTTGATTGATATCGGTGCATGAGAATTTGACGTTATCGCCCCAATTCTGATCATGCGCTACATCGATGATGATCGGGTCATAATCCAGCCCCAGATAATTGATATCGTTGGGTAAAAATTGGCAGCCATATCCTGTGGAGCAGCCGATTTCGAGTATATTTTTGCCGTATAGATTCTTATTGGCCCAAATATACCTCGATGCCTCCCTTGGCAATACTGGATCGTTTTTTAGGAAAACTGCACGTTCATAATTGTTTGTGAGTTTCCATCGATAGTATTCTGGATTATGTTGCTTGGCAAAATTTAACTCATTGATCAAGAGCATTTGCTCCCATTGTTTTGTATTCATATTGTTTTGTTGTTTGCTTTATGTTATTAAATCCCAAGCCTTGGTTGTTTCATTCCAAGTATAACGCTTAGGTGCGTCTGGTGTTCCTACATCAGTTGGATAAGGAACTGGTGAATCCCACAAACAAGTGGATTCATTCAAGACCCAAGATTCGTAGGGCTTGGGAGGTATAAAAGCATCTCTGTTAGCGTCATAGGTGTATCCAAGGCCAGCGTAATTTTTACGAAAAGGCGTGCCACCCAATGTGTGAACACCGCCATGCGTGTTGTAACTGGTTTGTTTCCAATTTCCACCAATGAGTCTTTGACAAAATGCAATGCCAATAGATTCCATGTGATTGCCTTGAGCATCAGCTGTGTCAGCATCTGCCACCACAATCACTTGAGTGACTATGTTGTTTGAATCAATTTGTGCAAAATGTGACATCATCTTCCCCCTAATTCTTTAATCTGTTCGTCAGTCCAAATGGTGTTGATAGAGTCTTCAAAGGCTTTAATCTTTTCCATTGTTGCATCCAATTCTTCCCATGTTGGGCATGGCCTTGGGTCTTCCCATTGCGTGATATTGCGGTTGCTGATCTGCCACTTAGCACCTGGTCTAAGTAGTTGAAAAGCAGTGTCTATGCCGTAAAGTTGATAGATTTTTACCATTGGATTATCACAATTCCTGATCCACCAGACGCTTGTGGAGAAGATGGATTAGTACCATAGTTACTACTTCCACCACCACCACCACCTGTGTTGGCTGTTCCACTTGTTCCTAAAACTTGGGTTGTTGGTAAACCTGGTCCACAAGCACCCGCACCACCTCCTCCTAAACCGCCACTAGAATTAGATGTGCCACCGCCTCCACCACCGCCTCCAGCGTAATATGTGCTAGTTCCACTGATGCTTGATGTTGCACCATTACCGCCATTACCAGAACTTGTACCTGACGCATTACCACCAGATGCACCAGCACCACCACCACCACCACCCGCACCATAAGAACCACCTGAATATCCTATTCCACTACCACCCGCATTTCCCTGACCACTTGGGCTTGCAGAACCACCCGATCCACCAGATGATGCGCTTCCACCACCGCCACCACCTGATCCACCATTATTACCAGCTGTTCCACTTCCACCACCTAATCCGCCACCATAAGCGGTATTTGATGAAAAGATTGAATTTGAACCATTATTACCTTGCGCCCCGCCAGCACCAACAGTAATTGTATAAGTATTGCCTGGCGTAACACTAAATCCACTGCCAGCTAATAATCCACCTCCACCACCGCCACCCTGTCTATAGTCAGCAGTTGTTACACCACCACCTCCAGCCACAACCAAGTAATTAACACTTGATACGCCTGTGGGTGCAGTCCATGAACCAGAACCAGTAAATATTGCTGTTCTTGTTGTGGATGGGACTAAATAAGAAATGATAACGATACCAGAACCGCCAGAATATCCAGGAAAAGGAGTGGTATATTGTCCACCACCGCCACCGCCACCTGTATTAGCCGTACCTGCTGAACCAGCAATTGCATCATTGCTACCACTACCACCACCTCCTGTGCCACCTGTACCTCCAGTTGTTTGACCACTTCCACCACCGCCTCCAGCATAAGTAACACTACTTCCACTTATGCTTGATGCAGAGCCATTACCACCATTACCACCAATTCTAGTAACCGTAACAGTTTGGCCAACTGCGCTTGCACCACCACCACCAGCACCAGAAAATAAATTGGCATCACCTACGCCACCATTATTACCCTGACCTGATGTTCCTGCACCAGCCGATGCACCTGTGTAACTTGATCCACCGCCAGAACCACCAGCGCCACCATTTCTGCCATTGGTTGCACCACCTCCATATCCACCCCCTACTGCACCAGTTGAACCATTTACTAGAGAGCCAAAAGTAGAATTTGTTCCTTGTACGCCAGACGTATTAGAACCACCAGCACCGCCCGCGCCAACTGTTACAGTATATGTAGTACCTGGAGATACGCTTAATGATGTACCCGCAAGATAACCACCAGCGCCACCGCCGCCACCCGCTCTATCAGCAAGTGTTTCACTTCCTCCACCCCCACCACCAGCAACAACTAAATAATCAACGCTAGTGACACCAGCGGGAGCAGTCCAACTACTTGTCGAGTTAAATTGTTGAATAACTCGATAATAAGTGGTTGCTTTTTTAGCCCCACTGAAAAAGAAATTAGGTGCGCCAAACATTATGCAAACGCCTGTGCGTAAGTGCCATACCAAACAGAGTTAATACATACAAATGAAAGTATGTCTAAACCTGTGGAAGCGGTTGTTGTGATTGTCGGTGCTGTACCGCCAGGCCACTTGACCCCTGTAAATGTCGCTGTGCGTGAACCTGTGCCATCTTGAATTAACTTTAAAATAAACGATGTGCCTGATGTTGCAGTTGGCATGGTAAACGTACAGTTACCAGTCAATGTGTAGCTTAACACTGTACCGCTGGCCAGACTCAATGTGACTGCTGTGCTGGAATTGGTAATGGCTGGAGCTGTTTCTGTATATCCAGTGATCACTGGTGTGGTAATGCTTGGAGTGGTCTGCAATACCACTGCACCAGAACCCGTGGTGGATCCAATCGTGCCAGAGTAGCCACTGTATCCAGAAATACCTGATGCACCGCTATAACCCGAAATGCCTGATCCTGAATAGCCAGAATATCCACTGTATCCAGACAATCCATTCGTACCATTGGTGCCACTATATCCAGAAATTCCACTAAATCCGCTATATCCTGAATATCCACTAATGCCTGATACACCAATAGTTTTGGCATTGCCATTGGCATCAAATACACCATCAATTGACCAATTATCTCCGACCGCCAATGTCATCTTTTGAATGTTTCTGAGAGTGCCAGAATTGTTCAAAGTCACAATGATGGTCACTGGTGCAGTGTCATTGTTCTCGATGAATATGGATTTGATCAATCTGCGAGTGGATGCAGCTGGTGCAGCCACCATGGTCACTTGGGTGGTGCCATTCAGCTGGCCATCGCTCGACCCTTCCACGAATGTGGTGCCATTGTCATCAGAATATGCAGTCACAAATGATGGATTGGTGGTCGCTGGTGCCCCAGTCATGGCCACTGTGATCGTCTTGCTTGTTGTATCTAAAACTAACATTTTGAACCCTTATCTTGAAATGAACCAGGCAAATGCCG